TTTTGGACACGGTATAGGTGCAACTTATACCAGAAGCGGTACTGCAACAGCAATAAGTATAATTTTGAACAATGAATTTATTTTGCAGGACGAAGGTATAGGCTTAGAAGCTTTAAAACCTGTTGCTCATGCAAGAAGTGTAGATGTTCCAAATGCTAGTTTTGGCGATACTCTTAATGTAGATGCCATAAAAGATGTTGATGGCAATACACTAAAAGCTGCTCAAAATTATACTATAGTCAATGTGCAAAGAGATCGCACAGGTTTTACAGAATTAATACTGGAAGAAGTGTAATGGCAAATCATGTACGACAACAAATCAGAGAATATTTTGGTATTAATCTTAATAATCTAACAACAACAGGGACAAGAGTACATGAATCTAGGGTGTATCCCTTAGATTCGCTTCCTGCCCTTGCAATCTATACAAAATCAGAAACTTCTGAACCGTTAGTTATGCATACTGATAGAGTTATGCAAAGAGACCTTAACGTTGTAGTCGAAGGCTATGCTAAAGCAACTAGTAATTTTGATGATACAATTGATACAATATGCAAAGAAGTTGAAGAAGCTATAACTGCTGATACTACATTAGGCGGTCTTGCAAAAGATACATATTTAGAATCAACAGAAATAGAGTTTAACGCAGAAGGCGAGCAACCATTAGGTTTTGTTTCGCTTACATTTTTAACAACATATCACGTTAAGGAAACTAATCCTGATGTGGCTGTTTAAAGAGGGAAAATTATGAAATTAATTAGTCCAAATGGTAAAAGTTCTATAGATGCTCATCCTGATTCGGTTGAGTATTTATTGAGCAAGGGCTGGAAAGAAGAAGCAGCCCTTTCCCCTAAAAAGGAAAAACTTAAATCTTCTTCTAAAAAAGATGAGGAATAACTATGGCAACTCACTTAGGAAAAGAAGGGACTGTACAAGTTGGTTCAAACGCTATTGCTGAAATAAGAAGTTTTAGTATTGATGAATCTATTGATGTGGTTGAAGATACATCTATGGGTGATTCATCAAAAACTTACTTAGCTTCTATCAAAGACTTTAGTGGATCTGTTGATGTTTTGTATGATGAAACTGATACTAATGGACAAACAGCTTTATCTGTAGGTTCATCTGTAACACTTAATTTTGCTCCAGAAGGAACATCAAGTGGCGATGTAAAACTTACAGGCACAGCAATTGTTACAGGTAAATCTGTATCATCTTCTTTTGATGGTTTAGTAGAATCTACTATTACTGTTCAAGGAACAGGTGGCTTAACAACAGGCACTTATTAATGTCAGTTATAGATAAAGCCAAGCAACATTTTAGCGGTCAAGAAATCACTAAAATTGAAGTTCCTGAATGGGGAGATGAAAATGAGCCTTTATACATTTACAGTAAGCCATTATCACTAGGCGAAACCTCTAAGTTGTATAGACTTAGTAAAGAGGATGATCTTACGATGATGGCTTATGTGCTAATTTATAAAGCTCTTGATGCCGATGGCAATAAACTTTTTGACATTGGTAATAAGAATGATCTGCTTAACAATGTAGATAGAGAAGTATTGATGCGTGTAGCACAACAAATAATGGGACAAGAGCCTATTGAGGATGTCAAAAAAAAGTAAAAAAAGATACTAATTTGTTTTTCCAATATGCGCTAGCGGAGAAACTAAGCAAGACACTTCAAGAATTGCAAAGTATTAGTATCGAAGAGTATCAAGGTTGGATTGCATACTTTGAATTAAAAGAAGAAGAGAACAAAAAGTAATGGCAAAGAAACAAGTAAAATTTGAACTTTCAGCAGTAGATAGGACTAAAGCTGCTTTTAATTCTGTAACTAAAGGATTGAAAGGAGTTGGTTCTGCTTCAGCTAGTGCTGCAAAAGGCGTAGTAGGTGTTGGTTTAGCTGCAACAGCAACAGCAGGTGCTTTAGCTTTAGTTGTAAAAAATTCTTTTGAATTTATTGATGCTATTGGAAAAACTGCAACAAGAACAGGCATTACTACTTCCGCTATTCAAGCTTTTCATTTAGCTGCTAGAGAATCAGGAACAAATATTGAAGGCGCTAACAAAGCGCTTGAAAAATTTGCTAGATCGGTTGGTGATGCTCAAAGAGGTCTAAAGACCATGAAAGATATTTTTAAAGCTCTTGGCGTAGAGCTTGAAACTAATGATGGACATTTTAAATCTACAGATACTTTGTTAGAAGAAGTAGCAATTGGTATTAGCGGTCTTGGCAGTCAGACACAAAAAGCAACAGCACTAGCTAACTTGTTTGGGCGACAAGGTATTTTACTTACTAATGCTCTTGAAGATTTAGCTACAAGAGGATTAGATGGATTTATAGAGCGTGCTGAAAGTCTTGGATTGATTCTTGATACAAAAGTTATAAGGAGAACTGAAGCTTTCAACGACGCTATTGGTGTTTTATCAATGCAAGTAAAAGCTATAAGAGATAATATTACAGTAGCATTTTTACCTGTGCTTGAAAGAATGCAAGAAAAAATTGCACAAGTTTTTATGCGTATCAAAGAAGAAGCAGGCGGGTTTGACGCGCTAGGTGTTAGAATTGCTAATTCAATAATTACAGGTTTAGCAGGTGCTATAAAAGCTATTGGTGAATTACAATTATCTTTAGCAACACTAGCTGCTAACTTAGACATAATTTTACCCTCAATAACATTAAAGTTTGCAGATTTTGGCTTAGAGATACTTAAAATACTTCCTGCTGCAAGAGGTTTAGCTACTGCATTAGAAATTGGAGCAATAAAAAAACAAGCAGAATTGGCTTTAGCATTAGAAAATTCAGTTAAAGGAAGCGAAGATTTTAGAAATAAAACAGTAGATGTAGCAAATACTTTACTGAGTTTACTTATTACACTAGATGATGTAACAGACTCAAATGAAAATTTAACTGAAAGCTTGATTTCTGCTAATAACGAACTTGATAGAACAAATCCAATAAATGCATTTAAAGATTCTTTAGTAGATGTCTCAAAAACACTTGACACAATTGCAGTAAATTCAATGAAAAAATTTGAAGATAGTATTGTTGAAGGACTAAGAACTGGTAAATTATCATTTAAAAGTTTTGCAGATTTTGTTGTTGATCAGCTTATTAGAGTTGCAATCCAACAATTGATAGTTGCTAGATTAATTGATCCATTTAGAAAAATGCTTTCAGGTGGAAATATAGCAGATCGTATAGAGTACAACAGATTAACAGATGGCGATACTCTTTTTGATGCTGAAGGCGGTGGTTATACAGGCATGGGTGTTAGGGCAGGTGGTGTGGATGGACGTGGTGGCTTCCCTGCAATACTGCATCCCAACGAAACAGTTATAGATCACACAAAAGGACAAGGCATGGGTGCTACTGTAAACTTCAATATATCTACAGTAGATGCAGCAGGTTTTGACGAACTGCTTGCAACAAGAAAAAACATGATTATAAGCATGGTGAATCAAGCTTATAACTCAAGAGGTAAAATGGGTATAGCATAATGTCAGGTACTTTCCCAACAACAATAAAACCAAGTAGTCTTTCATTGCAAGATGTTAGACCTAATTTAATTAATCAATCTATATCTGGTAAAAGAGTTACCAGAAAATATGGCTCACAATATTATTTATTAGATATTTCATTACCACCTTTATCAAAAGATGATGCTATGGATGTTTTTGCTTTTCTTAAAAAACAGCAAAACTCTTTTGATAAATTTGATTATCAATATCCAATTACAAACAGAGGTGCAAACATATCACAGACAGATATAGTAGTTAATGGCTCTCATAGTGTTGGCGATAATACTATTGCACTATCTGGTTTTGATGCTTCAACATCTAATGTCTTAAAAGCAGGCGACTTAATAAAGTTTGCAAATCATACAAAGATATATATGGTTGAAGCAGATTTAACATCCGATAGTGGTGGCAATGCAACAGTTACAATATCACCAAGTATAATTGCTACACTTGCAAACAGCGAAGCGGTTACAGTAAATCAACCAAATTTTAAAGTTTATCTTGAAAGCGATGTTCTTTACACAACAGATGCTTCAGGTTTATTTTCAATCAGTTTTAGTTTGCGTGAGTGTATTGAGTAATGCCAAGATCATTAAGCAATAGTCTTTTAACGCAATTAGCGAATCCAACAAATACCTTTTGTTTCTTACTTGAAATCAATACATCAACAGTATTTAGGATTACAGACAATCAATTTGATGTAACTTACGATTCAAATACCTACACATCATCTGGTGAAATTATATCTGTTGACACTACACCAGAAACAGGTGAACTTAAAGTAGAAGAAATATCTTTAGAATTGTCAAATATAAATTCTACCTTTATTTCAGTTTTTGATAATCAGCTATATACAGACAAGGTAGTTAATATATATCTTGGTTTTTTTGATTCTAATGATTCTTTTATTGATGCATTTACCTATTTCTCAGGCAACATTAAAAATGTAGAAGTTGATGAAAGTAAAACAGATTCAAAAATTACTGTGACCTGCTCAAATCATTGGTCAAATTGGAACTTAAAACAGGGAAGGCATTTTACCGATGAATCTCAACAATTAGCTTTTACATCTGATAAAGGTCTTGAATATGCTCATGTAACAAAAGCAAATATTAGGTGGGGTAGTTAAATGGCATTGTTAGAAGCTGCAACAAAAGAAGCACTTAAAAAAGCTTTTCAATATATTGCAGGTGCTATAACTGTAATAACAGGTATTAAAAATTTTAGAACTGTACAAAAATTAAAAGATCAAGGTCAAGATATACTAGCTACAAAAACTGCTCAAGGTGGAAAAATTCCAATCATTTATGGAAGAAGAAGAGTTGGCTCAACACTTCTTTATATGGATACCGATGCAGGTAACTCAAAAGAATTATTTGTAATATATGGCTTGTGTTTAGGCGAGGTTGATTCAATAGAGTTAGATACAATAGAAATTAATGGCGTACCTTTGTCTGATACAAAGGTTTTTAGACAAGGTTATTATGCAGGATCAGATAAAATATCTAGTGGTGCAGGATCACTCAATACAGCAAGTCAGTTAGGTAATGTAAACAGCACAACATCTAGTGGTCGTTCTGGTCTTGATCCAAGTAAAAGATATAGAATGGTTTTAAATGCTCATCATGGAGCAGACGACCAAACAGTTGATCCTATGCTCAACGCTTCACAGTCTACTAAATTTACAAGCAATCACA